TTGTTTGCCTATGCTATGACCAATCCTTGGTTGATCAAAGAAGAAGCTGAAACACGTCAATACTTTGCTAACTGGATGAATACTGGCAAGATCAATCATCCCAAGATTGGTGTGGAAATACATGGCTGGAACATCATTCACAGAACAAGTATGAACATGCATCAGGAAGATCGTGTGGATGAACTGTATGATGTGTTGGAAAAGTTTTTACAACGTTACAATTTGCCTGAAGACTTGTTGGCTAGTTTGATGAAACTGCAAAGAAACTACTACATCAAGTACAATGATAGAAACCAATATCCCATGAATCTTGACGTAGGTTACAACATTTGGGATTACCTCAGTTTCAATCAACCCCTGGAAAAAACTGCCACAACTTATCGCTTAGACTTCCCTGAAGACAAGACCATGAGTTTGAATCGTTTCTTGGAACTGTTCTACTTTGCAAGACGCCGCAACTTTGGCAAAGCCACAGTGGATCGTATTGGTGTTGAAAATGCCAAGGGCACACGCCGTGGTGCCGGTGCTGCCAAAGCACAAGGCAGTTTCTCTGTAAAGAAAAAACAACTAGTGGCGTGATGTCAAGATTGTTTGCATTTGGGTGCAGTTTTACCAACTATCGTTGGAGCACCTGGGCGGACTGTCTTGCGCCAGAGTTTGACTACTTTGAAAACTGGGGACAAAGCGGCGCTGGCAATCACTACATTTTTAATTCAGTAATGGAGGCAGATCAGCGGCATAGATTTGGTGCTGGTGATACTGTGATAGTTTGTTGGACCAATGTCATGCGAGAAGATCGCTACACTGATCGTTGGCAGACTCTGGGCAACATAGCCACTTGTCCAATATATGATCCTGGTTATGTCCGTGATGCCATCACCGAAAGAGGATGTTTGATACGAGACATTGCCATGATCAAAGCCACTGCAAATTTTTTAAAAAATTGCACAGGTGTTACCTCAAAGTTTTTGGCCATGTGTGACATAATGAATCCTAGACAGTTTGATTATTCTTCAGGAGATCAAGATATTTTTGATCTGTACAGCACCGTTCTAAATAATATCATGCCTAGTTATCAAACAGTGTTGTATCCCCAGGGATGGAAGCACAGCGATGATCCACACCCTACACCTGCAGAGCATTTGGCCTATTTGGATGCAGTATTACCAGGTTGGGTGACAAAAGCAGAAACTCGTGTTAAAATAGCACATGAGACTGCCAACTTACAAAAAACACGCACAGGCATGAGCACAGTAACAAGACTATAGGAACTACATGAAACTCAAAGTATCAGAATTATTTTATTCAGCACAAGGCGAAGGACGTTATGTTGGCGTGCCTAGTATCTTCTTGCGCATGTTTGGTTGTAACTTTACCTGTTCAGGGTTTGGTTGCAAGCCTGGAGAGAAAAGTACAGAAGCAGACGAAGTGGCCAAGACTGTGGAGTTGTACAAAACATTTGAAGAACTGCCACTGGTGAACACCGGCTGTGACAGTTATGCGTCATGGCATCCAGACTTCAAACACTTGAGTCCCACATACACAGTGGAAGAACTTGTGGACAAAATGACTGCACTATTGCCCAATGGCAACTGGCTGCAACCCAATGGCAATCCCGTGCATTTGGTGATCACAGGTGGTGAGCCATTGCTGGGTTGGCAACGTGCTTATCCAGAATTGTTGGATGTATTGGCCGAACGTGGACTACGACACATCACATTTGAAACTAATGGTACTCAAGATTTGAGCAAAGAGTTCAAAGACTATTTGCGCAACTGGTTTGGTGAGATCACATTCAGTGTCAGTCCCAAACTGTCAGTGTCTGGTGAGTCATGGGCGGATGCCATCAAGCCTGATGTGGTATGGGACTATGAAACATACGGCGTAACTTACCTCAAGTTTGTTGTGGAAAAGATTGCAGACTTTGACGAACTGGATCGTGCAGTAGATGAATATCGCTTGCGTGAGTTTGGTGGTCCTGTGTTTGTGATGCCGGTGGGCGGTGTTGTTAGTGTGTATGATGGCAACCGAATCAATGTTGCTGACGAAGCACTCAAACGTGGCTACTGGTACAGTCCACGATTACACGTTGACCTTTGGGGCAACGGGTGGGGTAAATGATACTAGATGGAGCATTTGAAATGTGGGATTGGTTAACAAAAAAGAAAACGCCTCCTGTTAAAGAGGAAAAAGAAAAAGTTATCCGTGTGCCTAAAGCACCTGAAAAAACTGCCAAAGAACTTGCCACTGAAAAAGGCGAACCTTATGTGGCTATTCTTGCCATGGACATTGATCCCAACAACTTGCATCAAGGTGCATTTGAACTAGACTGGAATGAGATATTCATTGCTAGACTGGTCAAAGCCGGCTATATGATGAAACCCACTGACGCAGACTCAGACATTGTGGATCGTTGGTTCCAAAATGTCTGCAGACATGTTGTGATGGAAACATGGGAACAAGAACAAGCCATTCGTAACTCTGGCACCCAATATGTTCGCACCAGAGACATTGGCGACGGACGTAGTGAGATTAGTTAAATGATATTCAATCACATCAAAGAACTCAAAGCCCAGGGTAAAAAGATCGGCATCACATTCAGCACATTTGATATGCTACACGCAGGTCATATTGCCATGCTGAGCGAGGCTAAAAATCATTGCGACTATTTGATTTGTGGCTTGCAAACTGACCCTACTATTGACAGACCTGAAACCAAAAACTCGCCAATACAAAGCATTGTGGAACGGCAGATTCAACTTGCGGCTTGTCGTTATGTGGATGAAGTTGTTGTGTATCAAACTGAACAAGACTTGGTGGACCTGTTGTTGATCCTGCCCTTGGATGTTCGTATACTGGGGGTAGAATACGAAGAGAAGAATTTCTCCGGCAGGGACGAATGCTATGATCGTGGCATTGAAATTGTGTTCAATGGTCGTGATCACTCATTCTCCAGCAGCAACCTGCGCAGACGTGTGGTAGCAGCGGAGAGTCACAAAATACTGTCTACTCCATGATATTGTATGTGAACGGTTGCAGCCACACAGCAGCCGCTGAAGCAGTTATTCCTGCTGCGTTTTCTGTGGATGATGGACGTGCAGGAATAGATCGCCGCCCACATCCTGTAAACTTGGCTGCCAGTTGGTGTACGCATTTGGCACATGATCTTGGCATGGTTTTGCATTGCGATGCAGAGTCAGCCAGCAGTAATGATCGCATCATCAGAACCACTAAAGAATGGATTGCTAATAATTCTGACAAATTAGGCAACACATTCATGGCCATACAGTGGACCACTTGGGAACGTGAAGAGTGGTTGCACAACGGCACATGGTATCAGGTCAATGCATCTGGCGCGGATTGGGTTCCAGCAACATTACAACAACGATACCGACAGTTTGTGATTGACGTAGATTGGACAATCAAAACTCAGGAATGTCATGAAAAGATTTGGACATTGCACACCGAATTGCAAAGTTTGAACATTCCTCACTTGTTTTACAATGGACATAGTACGTTCAGTGATGTCCAAAATCAATATAATTGGGGAGACAATTATATTACACCTTACAACAAACAAGGTTCTTACAATGCCATTTTACAACAAAACGGGCATGTGCCCACAAAATGGTACCATTTTGATGCCAAAGGCCATTGCTTTTGGGCCAAGTATGTGTTACAATACATCAAACAACACAACTTGGTAATCACACATGCGCTATCTACTAATTGACACTAGCAATATGTTTTTCCGTGCGCGGCATCAAGCACATCGTGCCGCTGACACATGGACCAAATTGGGTTTTGCACTGCATCTCACGCTGATGAGCGCAAACAAAGTAGCACGTGATTTAGGTGCTGATCACGTGGTATTCGCACTGGAAGGTAGATCTTGGCGCAAGGATCACTACCGACCCTATAAAGCCAATCGTGCTGTGGCACGTGGGCAAATGAGCGAGTCAGAAGCAGAAGAAGACAAACTGTTTTGGGAAACGTATGATGAGCTGACTAAATACTTGTCTACACGAACCAACTGTAGTGTTGTTCGCTGTGCCACAGCAGAAGCAGACGATATCATTGCACGTTGGATTGCATTACACCCCCAAGACGAGCACGTTATTGTTAGTTCAGATTCTGACTTTGTGCAGTTGATTGCACCTAATGTAAAATTGTACAATGGTATCAACGATCACTTGTTCAGTGTTGCTGGTGTTACAGACGCAAAAGGCAAAAACTTGGCATTTACTATTGAGAGCAACTCTAAGATCAAGGTTGGCAAACCTGATGCCAACTTTGTGCCACCTGTGGACTACCAACAATGGGTGTTGTTCCTGAAGTGCATGCGTGGTGATCCCGGCGACAATGTGTTCTCAGCATATCCAGGTGTGCGGGTCAAGGGCACAAAGAATCAAGTGGGACTCACAGAAGCATTTGAAGATCGTGATCGGCGTGGTTATGCTTGGAACAACATGATGTTGCAACGTTGGATAGATCATGAACAAACGGAACGCAAGGTGCTGGAAGATTATGAACGTAATCGTACCTTGATTGATCTTACTGCACAACCCGATGCAATCAAAGCTGTTGTAGATGAAGCCATACGTGAGCAGATTAGCCACAAGGACGTGGGCATGGTAGGTGCGCACTTTTTACGATTTTGTGGCAAATACGAACTTACCAAACTCAGCGACTATGCAGATGCCATTGGTCGCTGGTTGAACGAAACATACAAAGGAGTGTTGGATGATCG